GCCTTACGAGACGCATTCCATAAATATGGTATTGAAAATTTTGAATTCAGTGTAATACTTATTTGTTTTGATGAAGATCGTTTTAAATACGAAATAGAATATATTAAAAAATATAATAGTGTAGCGCCTAACGGCTACAATTTAACAGACGGTGGTCAAGGAGGAGGAGGATTCAAAGGAAAAAAGCATACTGCTGAAGTAAAAAATCGTATTAAAACCACATTAAAACAAAAATATATTGATAATCCTGAATTAAAAAAAGTATTATCAGAAAGAAATACTATACTAATGAAACAACCTGATACTATAAATAAAATTAAACAAGGTATATATAAATCGAAATTAAATAAAACTAGGTGTGCTACAAAAAAAATTCATAGTGATGAAACTAAAAATAAAATAAGCGAAAGTTTGAAAACTTATTATTCTAAAAATAGTAAAAAACCACATTCAAACCACAATTGTACTAGGATTTGTCAATTTAATAACGATAATATATTTTTGAATGAATATTGTTCTATTAGTAAAGCATCTTTTGTAACTAAAGTACCAAGAAAAGCGATATCATTATATATCAGAGGAAAGGTTAAAATAGCAGGTGGATTTATATGGAGATATGCTTAATTAAATACTAATGTAGTTTATTAGTATTTGAATATTCATCATTAAAAATGCTCCTTACGGGGCTCGAACCCGTGACCCCGGACTCATAAGATCCGTGCTCTATGACCAACTGAGCTAAAAGAGCGTAACAAGTGTGATTACGAGAGCAGTCATGCTGTCATACACACTTACCTATATAATGTTGAGTTTAAGTCCTTTTTCATCGCCACGCGTTTATTCATCCAGCAACATCAACGCCATCGCCGCGTAATTGTGTAAATCGATGAGTGTGTCTCGAATGCCTTCGTCATTTACTAAATTCACGCCATTCTTTGTGATGGACATCGACCGTTGGAGTTTGTCCTCGATTCGCATGAGCACGCCGATGACACCATATTTCGCAAACGCATCGCCATAATCCGCGTTTTTTCGCGTAAATAATGCCAGGGCTTCCGCTTGGACCGCCTTCATTTGTTCGACACGTTTTGATTGTTGTTCCATACTACTATCCGATGATTTTGCCGATGATACTGCGTTATTGATATAAACCATATATGTTTAAATCAATTTTATAAAAATACCGGCGACCCGTTTCGATCGAGTGACCTCGGAGTTATGAGCCCCGCGCGCTGCCTCTGCGCCACGCCGGTAAAAACAATTGCTTCGTTTATAGCGTCCAGCTTGACAATTACCACCTGTAGGTATCGATCCTACACCGTTCTTTTAATGATAAAGAAGATAACCATCCGACTTTCGGACCGACGATGATGAGTCGCCAGTAAAGTAGATGTCAGACGATAAAACGTCCGGCCATGGAAGTGGTTTGAAATTAGATGCTGCGTTTATAGCGTCCAGCTTGACAATACCTCCTGATGGTTTTGATCCGATCGACCTCGAAGTTATGAGCCTCGCGCTCTGCCGCTGAGCTAAGGAGGTTGGTTTTTGCCCTAGTGCCTAAGCACCGATGCGATGTGATGATAAATACCGGAGATAGGTTTCGATCCTATGTCCTCGGAGTTATGAGCCCCGCGCGCTTGCCGCTGCGCCACTCCGGTAACATGTGTGTGTGTTCTTGGAATGAAATGAAACTGCTGCGTTTATAGCGTCCAGCTTGACAATACCGACAACCCGTTTCGATCGAGTGACCTCGGAGTTATGAGCCCCGCGCGCTGCCCCTGCGCCATGTCGGTAAAATGAATGAATGAAATTCTTAGAATGAAATGAAACTGCTGCGTTTATAGCGTCCAGCTTGACAATACCGGCGATAGGTTTCGATCCTATGACCTTCCGCTTATAAGGCGATAATCATTCGTAGATCGGACCATTTCTTTGCGGAAATAGTAAAAAAGGTAACAAACGACGTTTTAGACGCTCTTCCGCTGAGCTACACCGGTATGAAATCATAGGATATAACATTGAGAATTTCTACATTCACAAATCAACCTATTTGCCTTAAATGATAATCATCACAAGGCGGACCATAACGTTCAATAATGGTCAATAATTTTGTGACGATAATTGATTTGTGAGTTATGTAGAAATTAAAAACATTACATCACAATCTTTACTCCATCTACACGAAGGAGGAGAACTCTCATTCTCATACTATACAAAGAAAATATCTTTAAGTTCTTTTTCGGCGAAAAAACGCGCAAATCGCCGACGGTTCGTTCTTCTTCGATTTTCCTAAATATTATTCTATAATATCTTCGATTTGTTTTGCTGAGTTACATATCCTAAATTTATGATACCATCGTTTTGAAACAATAGGCAATACTTCCAATTGAACAAGTTTAAAACTTGTATCTAATAATCCTATAGCCATCTGCTCTTCTTGTCCTTTGAGTGTAAGCGAAAACACCGACTTGAGTACGAAATGAAGGAGTAACATGACATGCTCTCGTGATACATAAAATCGATAGACCTTACCTTGATTGATGTCATTAAATGATTTTATAATGTAATATACCAATTGGTTGAATTGCGGTGCGTCATTAATATCAATTACACCATCTGATAATATTTTATTGAAACCGGATTCAAGTATGAAGTTAAGCTGGTCGCGTATGCCATCTTCGCAAACATACTTCTTAATCGACTCTAATTCGAACTGTGACAGCCGGTCTTTAAATTCGTCGAAAATACGCTCGATTTGATTTATTGCTAAATTTTGGTCTTTTAACATCGCATTTAATCGCGCTTTTTGTAAAAATGGAATCGCAAAGATTAAGTTGAATGTGATGTCTTTTGCGAATTGAAATAAAGACAATTTTGTTTTTTTAATCTCGACATCATCATCGTCATAATCTACCGCACTATCTTTGTCTTCTTCTTCTACAATAACCTTTTTATTTAAAGGATTTTTACACGGTTTTGGTATTTTTTTTTTCGTCGATGCGGCATTATCGGCTTGAGAAGATTCATCTGCCGCTGAACTACTCTGTATATTCTGAGATGATGGTTGATGTAATGAATTCACGGCGATACCGGATGAACGTCCATGTACTTGCGGATGAGACGGTTTAAGTAGATGATTCGGCTGAGATGGAGACGGATGATGCGACTGAGGCTGATGCGGATATTGAGGCTGCTGCTGCTGCTGCTGCTGCTGCTGCTGCGACTGTTTCGGCGGTTGTATAGATAAACCTGTATGTTGTGATGAGACAGATGGTGTTTTTTGTTTTTGTTTTGCGACTTCGTTCATTACATCAGTCATCGCGCTGTGATTAATGGATTTAATGAATTGTGATGAGTTGGCATTCATATATGGAGTTGCCGCACTTACTAAATTCGCGCCTATCTCTTTGTGTTGCGCCTGCTGCGGCGGAAAATCAAAATCCGGTATTTCAAATACGTCGTTTACTACGAGTTCTTGTTGTTGTTGTTGTTGTTGCGGAATAACATTTACTACTTGCGAATTTGAATGAACGAAATCGCCACTAACATAATATTGTTGAGAACTCATTATCTTCTATATATCTTCTATTTATTTTGTTTATTCATCATCGTAAATACACGCTTCTTTTGTTTTATGTTTGACAATTTGAACGCTGTTATGTATTCTTGGATCGAAAGACGCGTTTCATCGTCGGCTCGAATGCTTTCCTGTAATTCAGGAGATACGTGCTGTAATGGAATCTTCAAAAGTGATCTCACTTCGTCTATCTTTATTTCGATTAAACCAAACCTCGAAGGCACGTCCTGTATGATTTGAAACGGTTGAATAAAAAAATAGCTCTCGGTCATTTCATCGCCATATAGTACCATATAATTCTTACCGTTTTCGCTTAATAATGTCTGGGACACAAATACCATCGGGATTTTGAAATACACCGCAATCAACCATAGGTCAATATTCGTAAGAAAGTAGTTTTGGCTCTGTATAATTTGCGCCAACGTTGCTCGTCCTTCATTTATAATATCAGCATACTGTTTCATACCATAACCATTTAGTATCATGGTGAGTTTCTTTTCTAAACCGAGTTCCGATAATTTCGCATATTCAGTAACGAGTATATCTTTGATCCGACCAACTGTCATATTCGCAAATTCATCTACATGCTGTACGCGGCAATTATCACAGATAAAATAATTACACTGACGACAAGCGAAATCGGCATCATCATAACCGATCTGAGAACGACATTTTTGACATATTTCTGGTTCAGCCGACATAGCGACCGCTACGTCACCACTTTTACGAATACACGCATGCCCACTTGGACATTTCGATGCTGTTTGCGCAACACTACGCAAAATCGTGAGAATAATATCAAATGAACATTCTCGGCTTTCATTCGAAAACAAAATTTCATATGTATTCATCTTTGGAAAGAATGTATTTCGCAATTTAATTGTTATTTTTCGTTTTGAAACCTCTTGACAGAAGTCAAGTACGTGATTAACTTCATTAATATGAAAAGCGGGTTCATCCGAAGCCAGCATCATAACTTCTCCCCCTCTTGCCGCCATCCCTGCTTCTGCTCTCGTTCCCTTTACACTTTGTTCCTCTATTGCCGATTTATTACTTAAACCGGTGGTGGTATGTCTTCCGCCTGATTCAAGTTCAAGATATTTGTCTACATATTCTTTTCGATATACTGGATCATAATGCTGGATTCCGCGAGTTCCGGCGTTGCTTGGCGCAACTGTATAAAAGTTGGTTTGATGTATATATGGATTCTCATCTGCTGGTTCCATATTTTCAAAGTACTCTTGGGTAATGAACGTCTCCAATAAGATGATTTCATTCTCTCGAAGATTGTATTTTATATCTTGAAACATCGGATACTTCTTCGGTTCAAACATGAATATCTTCACGCGCTCATACCTTATCATTTCATCCGCCAGTTTTCCAAAATAAGCGATTTCATTATCAATATCTGCGAACATAAGATTGCGCTGAGGCAAAAGAAGCTTACACATTCCACCGAACTCTTTCAAACAATAGCTTTTTTTCCCGCATGTGTCGTCGTCGCTAGTTATACAACCGGAGATTTCCCCAACCATTTTCAACGTATCTTTATTATAACGAATAAATGAAACGTGTTTTGAAAGCAGTCTTTTCAAATGTGAGATAATTTGCGACAATTTGTTCGTGTAGATTACAAATGACGACCCGATGATTTTTTCGATATCATCTTTAATTGCCTTATTTTCGGGGCGGTTTATTACATTCCTAGCAGTGTTGCGAAATACGTTATAGAAATTTGTTTCAAGACGAATATTACGGACGTATCTCTCGCGGGTCTTATCATCCATTTCGCTCGTTGGTGTAGTTGCGACAACATGGTCCGCTAATAAATGATTCCCTTCAGTTATTGTAGGCAGTTCGTCATTTTGGTTTAATTGTGGGTCGTTTTCGACATTTACCTGAATAAATTGGTTCGTTTCTGTAATAACACCTACAATCAACCCATCCTCTACGACTTTCACTTTTGGCAGACAATATATCTGTTTTTTGGTGGTTTTTTTAACATGCCGTTCTACCTCTTTCAAAAAATCGACGGTTTCATGATAACTCATTTGCCATAAATCGTCGTCATTCATTAAAATGATAGGTGGCGGTTGATTTGCTGAACTCGGGTCTCCTGATGCTACCGACGTGGTAGTATGACTTATGATAGGTGCTGAAACAGCCGTTGGAATAACACCTTTCCAATTTTTACTGTCATATTGTTTTTTCGTTACAGCTGTTGGGTCTAATTTAACCAGCTTCGTGATGGTTTGACTAATTTGTAGTCCAATAACCTTTCCATTATAATTCATTACTTGAGCATCGATCCTGAATCCCGCATCTTTTACGATTTTAGCGATGACTTGTGCCGGTAAATTCATTCTGTATTTATATTCCCGCGGCTGACTGGCTTTTAATCGGCAATATGAAAAATACAAGTCTCTCACCGTCTCTATGACATGTTTTATTTTCGGCATGAGTGTTTTGCTTTTTAATGCGAAACGCCCTAATATACTGAATTTTCCGTTTGTCTTGCTTTCAAATAGGTAAATCGGTTCATAATATGTATCGCGTTTCATGATGATTATTGTCTTGCGATTAATATCAAATACCTCGCCTGAATATGCGTTTGTTGGGCAAATCACTTGTACATTATTGGTAATATCGTCATCTGGTATGTGAATCAATATAATATTATTGCCATGTTTAAACAATCTCTCGTTCGGTCGAGAGATTATATCCCATAGATAAGTATGGTCAATAATAGATGTGTCGTCATCCAGATACGAGATGAAGTTTTCATACGCATTACATATCCTTTCGACGGTTTGTTTGGGTAATGTTTGAGAGATTTTCGACGCTGAATACTTTTGCGTAATATCCTCTTTGCGTAGTTCCTTATTGGCGTTATAAAATGAATCGACCAACGTTCCGTTCTGTAGAGTTATAAACATATCAACGTCGAGAGATTGAATAATAAGTGTCCTCATCTCTCGAATCGACGGTATGAGTTCTCGGTCGGATATATATTTTCGCGGATTTTCGCCGACTGATTCGGCACGAGGAGTAGCAGCACTGGCAGCGCCAGATGGACGCGGTGTCATAACAACAGGTGTTTCTTCTCCGGATTCATAATCGACGACGGAATCCTGTAATTGGGGGGGTATCGGGTTCGATGCCGGCACCGCTGCTTCACCACCACTACTTGTGGCATCAAGGCGCGTTGATAATACGGTTGCGTTTCTCTTTATTGTGTCTTTCACTTTTTTTAAAATGTCGTCCTTTGTGGTGTCGGCGGAAATCGTAATAGGTTCTAACATGTCGGACGAAATATTTGACGGAGGATAAGTCGCTACATTCGTTTGTCGGAGAGACTGCGACTGCGGCGCATTTATTAAGGTTGCCGACGGTTTTTCAGTATTCATACTTTCTTTGTAATAATATGCTACAACCGATACAAATGATTGTCGGTCGTTCGTTTCTACTCCACGGCGTATGAGACACGGCGTATCCTTTTTTAACGACGCATTTTTAAGGCTTACTTGACAATTTCGATTATCAGAAAATAAAAACTTCTGAACTTGTGTCGGTAAATACCCAAAACGATTGTTTTCAAGCGGAAATTTGTCGGCACTTAAAATACGATCGTCCTTTATTTCGTTTAATTTCACTTGCTCGGGCGGTGCCGACATAGTTTGCGCAACGGATTGTGATGTCATAGGGGTCGGCGGAGCTCTCGGCGTCTCTTGAGCAGATGATGGAACCACATCGCTCGCTTGTCCAGCGGTATTTGTTCTTGGCGTCATTAGCTGTACTGATTCGAATTGCTTTGCTTCACATTCCTTTCTACGGGCGGTTTGTGCGGGCTTATCCCACTGCGCAAAGCAGCATGGAACACATAATCCCTTGGGGTGCGCATCTTTTTTTAGAAACCCTGGATAATGTTGCTTATAATTCCCCTTTTCATCGATGTGATATTTGTCATCTGTGAATTCAAATATATTCGCACCCCGTGGTATTTTTTTCGCTTTTTGAGGAATAATCGATCCATATTTACCTGATTTCACTTCTTCTTCCGTCAAACTCGTATTGTCTTTTAAACTCCAATAACGCGGGCATATATAATGATGCTGCTTGCTTGCGTCGGAACCATATGTGATGCTATGTGAATATGAACCAGGATGCTCGCGGTCAATACGCGCCTTTTCTTCGTCTGTTAATATAACCGGTTGGCGACGTACATTCCATGGACAACTTCGCGAATAAGCGTTGAATTTACCGACATCTTCATTCAGATGAATAATTGGGTCGCGTTCTTGGATTCTCTTCGAAAATGGATTCGGATTCGCTAATTCCATACCGGTGATATCCATGATATCTTCTTCTTCGGGTTCGACGGCTGCCGCACCGCCACCGTCACCGCCACCGTCACCACTACCACCGCCACCGCCTTGTGCGCTGCTCGGAGCAGTATCACCTCCATCATATTCATCATCATCATCCTGTAACAGATCAAACAGGTCGATTTCTTCTTCTTTTGGTTGTTCTTTCTCAATTTCAAAACCGAAAATCGGTTCAGAGGCAGCAGCACCAGCAGCAGTTCCGGTGGCAGATGGCGGCGCACTAGGCTTTTTTATCACAGGTACAATTTCCGCCATAACATCAATCGGATCTTCTTTATCACTTTGAACGACATCACCGACTGCTTCGGGGCGTGTATCCAACGCAAATCTCTCGATCGATGATTCGGGAGCGGCATCTGGTATAGCCACCGCCACACGCCCGGTTGGCACCGCCGTTAATGCTGCCGTCGCCGCCGTTTGAGCAACTGCCGTATTAGCACATAACTCAGATATTTTTTCATAGGGGATACTGGTAGTACTTGGATTCTGATATATACGAATAATTGAATCAATATACGCATGTAATGGTGTTAGGTATAATATATTATTGATATTCGTAATTTCGATTGTAATGATGTTATTAAATGCCCCCTTGGTTATTTTGGTGAGAAACCCCGGATTATTTTTTATACGAATCGCACCTCCACGAAACCGCGAAAACTGTTGGGTTTGAAGCGATGATAATAGTGCGGATAATTTGCTTCGAG